GGGCGGTCTCCCGCGCGCTCTTGGATTCGCTGATGTTGAAAGTGATAGTTGTCACCCCGCCTCCGCCCCCGTAGAGTTTCGCATCAATCGCCTGGAGCATGGGCAGTTGCGCATTCCACATGTAACCCCAGAGGTCTTTGAGCGCCGGCCAGAACTGGTTAGCGTTGTTCAGGAGGGCTTCCAAGTGCAGGGATGATTTGCGGGTATTCCATTCGATGGCATTGAGCGAGGTCTCCTGGTGCATCTGCTGGAACATTCCGATGATTCCGGTAACGGCGCTGATCCCGGTGAAGGCCGCCGTCAGGATGCCTGCCAAACCGCCGCCACCCGCCGCACCCCCGGCTGCGCCTCCGCCAGCCCCAACTCCCCCCGCCGCAGTGGCCGCCGCCGCGCCACCGCCAGCCCCAACTCCCCCCGCCGCAGTGGCCGCTGGCGCGGCAGCCCCCGCTATCTTCGCCGTGGTCTTCGTGACCTCTGCGGCTGCCCCCGCCCAGTCCTTCAGGGCTTTGCCGATGGCGCCCAGGTGATCCAGGACGCCAGCAAGGCTGCGGATCAGCATCTTGACCGCTTGGAGGATGATGATCTCGATGATGGCTTTGGCGATCTGCTTGGCCACGTCCATGAAGACTTTGCCCATCTTCCCGCCTTCGACGATGATGTCCGCGATGCCGCGGCTCATGTTCTTCATGGCCGAAGAAATCTCCCTGCCGAGTTCTTTCCAAGCGGAGACTGCCTTGTGCGCGTGTTCAATGGTCAGGCCGGCGGCGCGCGCTTCGGCCTCGGCCCAGGCGTCATAGGCTCGCTTCACGTCCATGACAGTGATACCCTGCTCCGCCATGGCCTCCGCGCCCAATTCCTGAAGATCGAGAAGGTACTGCCAGACATTTCCGAGCCGTTCCGCCTCAGCGCGATATTCTATCTGCGTCCGCAATCCGACGCCGTGCATGATGGCGATAGTCTCCATGATCGTGCCCTGCATTTCCTGCCAGGGCTTCGGATCGACCATGGCGATTGTGGTTGGAAACCGCATCCGTTGGATCTCGGCGCTCAGCAGGTTCATGCGGAAGGCGAAATCATCCACGATGGCGGCTTCAAGTTCCAACTGCTTGCCCCACGGCTTCGATGCCTCCAAGTGGTCCGCCATGGCGTCCACCATTTTCTTGATCGCGCTCTGGCCCCGCTCGCCAATCTCCTTATTGACGAGTTCCTGGAGGGTCATCATGCGGTCAGTCGCCCGGCTTAGAGTCTCCGTCGTAATGATCTGGCCTTGCTGGGCACTCGCTAGCTTGATTGCCGCAGCGCGTAAATCATCCGTGGCCATCGTGGCAAAATCCATCTGCGCCCCGTGGGCCACAAGAGAAGCGATCAATCTCTGCCGCGTAAATGCTGCATCCTGTTCGGCCTGTATTTCCGCTTTCATCTTCTGCGTAGTCAGGCCCAATTTATTCAGGAGTGGATCGAATGCGCGCCAGACGGAATCAACCGCTCCGCCTAATCCAGTAAGGTCCCTTACTACTTTCCCGATATTCCATCCAACCCATGCGGCAATCAGTAGTGCGGTGACTTTCAGCAATGCCAGCATGGCGATCTGCGCTGTCGTTAGACCGACGACAAGCCCCGTCTGAAGAGCCAGGCCGACGCCAGCAAGCCACGCGCCGATGCCGAGGGCCGCTAACTTAGCAAAAGCTAGGACAAGAGTGCCCAGCGCTACATACAATTTGCCGAAAACTACCACCGCCGGGACGGCCACTGCTACTAAAGCGAGCAGGGAGATTGTGGCGGTTTGCACGGGAGAAGGGAGTTGCCCAAAAGCATCAGAGAGTCCCTTGACCGCGGCGATCATCGGCTTCAGGTGGTCCATGACGCTAAGAAGTCTAGGGACCAAGCTCTCACCTAGGCTGCTGGCGGCGCCCATTATCGCGTGCTTCAACAGTGTCAATTGAGCGTTGAACGTCTGGAGTTGTTTTTTTGCTACATCCTCGGTCGTTCCGCCCGCTTTGCGCAATTCCTGCTCGTACCTGCGGATTTCCTTCGAGAATCCGATGATGGTCAGCAACGCGGAAACGCTGCGCTCCTGAAAGTCCATCGTCATGAGCAGCGTTTTCTTCTGCTCGTCTGACATCCCGGCCATGGCCTTTTCCAAGTCTCCGACAATATCAGCCATGTTCCGCATCTTGCCGCTGGCGTCATAAACAGAGACCCCAACTTCCCGAAACTTGGCTCGATTCTCAATGGCGGCTCTCTGGAGATCGCGCATGACTATGGCCAACCGCTCGCCAGCTTCCTCCCCTTTGACCCCCTGGTCGGCGAAGGCCGCCAGAACCGCTACGCCTTCTTCTATCTCCTTCCCAACGATTCGCAAAGCCGCCGCCGCCTTATTTGTCAACGACTGTGAGAACTGCTCTACGGTCGCATTCGCCAGAGTATTGGCCTTGACCAAAACATCCGAGACGCGAATCATGTTCGCCATATTCTTGACCGCATCGTCACGGATTCGGAGGCCGAGCGCAGATTGGGCATCAGCCAGCAATTCCGTCGCGCGCGCCATGTCGAAAAGGCCCGCCTGGGCGAATTTCGCTACGACAGGCAACGCCTTGACGGACTCCGCTGCTGTCATACCAGCAGAGGCGAGATAGTAGTAGGCTTGACCTGCCTGCGTGGCGCTGAATGTCGTGACCTTGCTGATCTCTCGTGCAGCGGCGACCATATCTTCCCGCATGACTTTCGACACATCGCCCATGATGGCCAGCGAGGCCGTCATGGCAGCATCGAAATCCGCGAAGGCTTTCACCGCGCCGTAGCCAATGGCGGCCAGTGGGAGCGTGAAGGCTGCACTCATGGCCATCCCCGCAGATGCCATTTCAGATCCGAAGCGTTTCATCCGGGTTGCGGCTTTGGCGATACCCCGGTCGAATTCCTGTGTTTGCGCCCCGATCCTTACGAAAAGATTTGCCAGCAATCCCATAGTCAATGCGCCTTCAGCGCCTTCTCTTGTTCCTCAGCGCGAACCTTGAGTAACAGCATCCATTCGCTAAGTTGGGCAGACGAGATCCGCGCCAAGAAATCGTCTATTGAGGGGATTCCGAAGTGCCAGGCGAGCTCGGCTGCAAGGCGCCGCTCGCCGCCCGCAAGTTTTTTTCCATCTCGGCCAATGCGGGGCCGGTCAGGCCCGACAGCCGCATGATCGGCAACCCTAGGCGGTCGATGAATGCACAATCCAGCCTCATCAGTTCGTCGCGGTCGGCCAGTTCGTACACCGGCTTTCCCGTCTCGGGATCGTAGACACAGGCGATGACCGCATAGGCTTCGGCATGGAAAGGGTTCTTCTGCGCAATTTCCACGAACTTCGCACGATCCTCTCCGGTCATGCCCCGGACAACAACTTCCGCATTGTCCCATTCAGGGACGGTGATGGGCTCCTCCCGCGGCTTGGCGGTGAAGCGCCTGTCTCGCAATGACATGATGCTCCTTTAGGGGATGTAGGCTATGTTGCCGTAGACCTCGAAGGCAAGGCTTTCCACCTGGAGTTCCTTGGCGGTGACCTTGGGCGATTGGCTGGCGACCCGCCCGAAGGCGTACCAGGCCGCCGTGCCCGAGGAGTTGGGCATCAGTTTGAAGCCCAGCAGCGTCAGGATCTGGTCGTAGAAGAAACTGTCGTACCAGAATCGTACGGCGGTAAGTCTGCCGGTGCCATTGACTGCCTCGTAGGTATCCCAGGAAGCCCCGAAGACGTTGCTCTCCTTGAGTTCCCGGCTGACCTCCAGATTCCATTCACTGGCCTGGGCAAGTTGGGAATAGGCGAAGTATGCGCCATCGACCCGTACTCCGAGCGTGCCCGGAGGCAGCGCGACCTTGAAAACGATCTGGCCCCCGGCGTAGTTCACCGTGTAGTCGGCGGCGTCGACCAGGACATACCCGGCCCCGATATCCTTTTCGACGACCACGGCGGTACTCCGGTCCCAGAACCGCTTAGTTACGGCATCGATGGTGTAGACTACCCTGGCCGCATCGCCGGTCATGGGATCATTTGTGAAGGTGACGGCCGCGCCGCTGGCGACGTAAATGTTAGCTTGGTATCCTGCGAGGTATGCCATAGTGCCTCCTCTTTATGAAGCGGTGCCGTAAGTCCATTCGCCGGTGCCCGTGAAGCTGAGCGTCGCCGTCTGCATGGCCTTGGCCGCGACCTTGATCGAGGCGGTGAACTTCGCGGAGCCGCTCCACATGTGGGTGGGATCGGTCAAAAGTTTGAGCGTGATACTCGCGCCGCTCAGGACTACGGCCTGGATTGCCAGTTGGCCATTCGTGTCTGTAGGGTCATAATCGACCTCGATGCTGCCGCTGCATCTGCCTGTAGTCGGCGAAGTCTCGTCCCACGAGTCACCCAGGGCGGTCGTGTCTTCAAAGTTCCGACCGATGTCGAGGGCCCAACTCTTGACATTGATGATAGTGGCTGAGTTGACTTTCGCCACCCCATCCGTACCAGTGAGGTATGCCATCTGAATCTCCTCTTCTTAAGTGTAAGACCAAGCGCCGTTCCCAGTAAAACTCAGGGTTGCCGTTTGCATGGCTTTCGCGGCTACCTTGATTGATCCGGTGAACTTCGCGTTACCGCTCCAATAATGCGGAGTCGCAGCGGTGTAGAGCTTGAGGGCGATGTCCGCTCCGGTGAGGATGGCGGCTTGAATCGCAAGTTGCCCCGCCGTATCGCTGGGGTCATAATCGACCTCAATCGACCCGCTGGCTCTTCCGGTGGTGGGGGAAGTTTCATCCCAGGAGTCACCCAGTGCCGTAGTGTCCTCGAAGTTGCGGCCAATATCCAGCGTCCAGCTTTTGACGTTGACAATTGTGTCGGTCCCGACCTTTGCTAGGCCGTCCGCGCCAGTGAGATATGCCATTGTAACCTCCCTGCCCTTTCGGGCCTACAGATAGTACAGAATCCGAAATCCAAACTCTGCCAGCCAGACGAACTGGTC